ATGAGGCGTACCATGCCATCTTGCACGGCATCCTCATAGTCTTGCGTATGATTACCTGCATACGCAAGTGCTACTTCCTCTACCAGCGGTGTCCAGCTAGTGAGGTTACTCCTTGAGAGAAATTGCATCATGACACCTCCTTGGCGTCTAGAACGTATGATAAATAGCGAAGCTAGTGCTGTGCTATTCAAGCCAGGTGTACTCTCTCGCTCCTGGCACGTTCTGCTACATAACACGTCAACGGGACGTGGACCGAGGCTATTTATCAAGTAGCCTATAGGGCACACAATCCGAAGATTATGTACCCGAACGCTACTCAAGACTAACGAAGCCCGTAACCCTTGACACTCTGCTCCTCGAGCATAGCTTCGTCAACCAGCTTGCCTCCGCGATTCATAATGTCTTTGTCATTGACATCATGAACGTGAGCCCATCTCCCACTCTCCATACGGTAAATGGGTTGACCTTTCAAGATGGGTTGTCTGCAAAAGCCACATGGGGTGTAATACTTTGCGAGTATCACGGGGATTTGGTGTTGCGGAGGAATAGGTTTCTGCGAGGAAGTTACTGCGGGAATTAAAGACAACTGTACAACTTTCATAATCCACCTCCTTGTGAATTAATCTACGGCTTAAGCTATATAAGCCGAGCCTCACTCTATGTCTTGAGGCTACACTCTATGTACATGTAAAGAGCACCGTGAAGCACTCCAATGGGGCCGCAGGTTTCGACACCTAACGGCCCGCAGTACTACATAAAGCGAGAGGGAATGCGAGGAAGACGAGCAATGAATCCACTCGTCTGGTAAAGGCCCTATCGAGCGAGGCCTTCTGAGGAGTCCTGATTGCGTAGATCGAACGCGCCAAACTTCCACGCAATCAGAAGAAAGAAGAACGTAATAAAGACAAGTCCTACGTTCTCCCAGTTGACAGCAAGCAGCCAGTAGTAGGCGTGCTCTATCCAATCGATACCATTCCTTATGGCATCGAAGACCTTCTCCGGCTGTGTCTGCTCAATAGGAGCAGTATGTACATCACTCATGATCGCACCTCCTTGGTGCTTGTTGACAACTCGACATTAGTGTCGAGATGTAAGTCTCGTAAGACCTATGGGAGACACAACCCGAAGGTTGTGCCTCCGAAGATGTTGCGAGGGGTTAAAAGAAGAGAGGGACTTTGGAGCCCTCTTTGTGGGGGGAGAAGCGGTTGTGCGTTTGTTGGCATCGTGCCTTCAAACGCCCGAAGAGAGAGGCATGAAAAGCCATGTATCTCTCCCAACCGACTTCCACGTCGGGGTGAGACACAAGCATATAGCATGTATAGCACATGCCATGCAAGCGTGTCTCAGCTGAGAACAGGGCCATGAAGCAGCCCCGAGCGCAGCAGCCGTGCTTTGCGATGTGTATCATCGCGAAGCGGCGTAGGGCCAGTAGGCTGAAGCCTACCAGCAGGGTGGTCAAAAGTGCCATAGTTGCACCTCCTTATGGCGTGGGGCCCAGCTAGATTGCTAGGCGAACCTTTCATGAACACCGTCGAGATACGAGCAACGACGGTGTTGAGGTCTATGCCGACCCCTGACAAGTCTCTCGAGAGACCTATAAGGGCCACGAGCAAGTCGTGACCCCTAACGTACCTCAAGCAGGTACTACGCGCGAGCCTCGGCAAGCTCAGCACAAGCCTGGGCAAGCTCAGCTTGCAACTCGTTTCTTTCCTCGGTTCTAGACAGCAAGAGCCTTTTCTCTACAGAAAGAGCCTTGCTGACTTCCTCGAGCATCTCGGCGAAGTAGCAACTTTCGTTGCTAGACTCCTGAGCGTGTTGTTTGAGCGTTGTATAACGCTCAATCGACACGTATGCGTATTTGTGCCAGCCACGAATGGCTGATACGATAGCATACAAAGAACCAATAAGACTGAGTGGTGCTAGCACCCAGAATGCTATTGCTGCGAAACTGCTATTGAAAAGATTCAACATGATTACACCTCCTGGTGTAAGGTAACGTCTTGACCGGATTGTCAAGACGTAGGTCTTGAGAGACCTATATTCGACCCCCCCCCTCCCCCCCCCTACCGGTGGTAGTGGGAGACCCCTCCACCCCCCCAGGGGGGTAGTCCTTCTTGAGGCCACCGGGGGGTGGTGGCTGAAAGAAAAAGTTGTTATGCCATGAAAAGACATACGAGTTCACTTTTCCTTATCAGTACTACTATCTATAACCCATTCATTTCCCAGCGGGATTTGGACCTAGTGTAGAAGAACGCTTGCTCTAGTTGACAAAGACCTTCTAACAACTTACAATATATCGTTATACAACTACTACGGAGAACTAAATGGCCGAAGATAAAGAAGCAGGCCCTATGAAGGGGACAGTAGTGGAAGAGAAAAGCTTTGACTACGCTAATGGAGAAGTTATAGCCGATAAGGTACTGGGGTTTTATAGGCGTATATCCCGTACTGCTGAGAACGAAGAGCTTGCTATTGCCCTTACAAGCACTTTTCTAATGGCTATCGTGAATGCGGAAGCGGCGAAAGAAACCAATCTAAGGGCATTTAGTAACGGAGATCATGGCGCCATCTAACGAACCACCCGCAGTTTTTGAGACTGATCTTATATGGTTGAGTATTGCCTGTGAATTACAGGGAGAAGACGAAGGCGTTGATGCCCGTATCATTGGACATAGAAAAGATCTAAATGATGAACGACTTATGGGCGGACGAGTATTCTTTCAGCATGCTAACCCTGAGTTTTGCCAGAAGGTTCAGAAAGAAGGCAATGCAGGAATAGAGCGTATCCGACAAATGTATCGGGAACGCCAGGCAATTCTTAAAACCCGCTCGCGATAGTTTGTGCCAAGGCAGATCCACAAGCTCTCGCCTGCAGAAAGTGAAATAATCGCACGCAGCCAGGATGACGCGCGATATTTTACTGATTTTTACTTTGACGGGTGGCTTTTTGACGATCATATAACCCCCGAATGGCAACTCAAGGTTCATCACGCACAACAAAAAGAAATAACTGTTATAGGCGGTATTGGGTCAGGCAAGAGTCTGGCCATCGGGATGTCGGCTGCTGTGTGGTGTGCCACTACCCATTCGTTTAAGTTCATGGGAGTAGCTCCCACGCTTTACCAGTCCGCCCAAATGTTTCAGATGATCCTCGAAAGGGCTGAAGGAAATAAATTCGAGCGCTTCATTTGGAAGACCGTCAGTAAACCATACCCCAAAATCACTTTAAAACATAGCGGCATAAAGACCTCCACACTAGAATTTATGAGTGCGGCCGACGATGCTAATCGAATCTTAGCTTGGGAGGGAGATTGGATCAATGTTGACGAAGCGGGACTTTTGGATAATATTGACGAAACAATCATTAGACTCGGAACACGGCTGCGGGGAAAAATTGGGGGCAGGTCACGCTTAGGGCGTTTAAGCCTGACCACCAATCCGCATGTTAATCCGCAGCTTTATTATCGCTTTGACCTGGCTAAAGAAATGCCTGAGGCCTACTTATCTATCCAGGTACCAACCCAAAGCAATAAAAACATTACGGATGAACAGATCGAATCTCTGGTCCGAAGAATACCAGAGCATGAGCGAGATCGTTGGCTCAAAGGGGATAGACCAGAAGGAGAGGGTAGGGAATTTCCGGCGTCTCTCGTGGAGCCATGTGAAGATGATGGTCTGGATGCTATTATGCATCGCGGTCTTAGTCTTGAAGAAGCTGGATTTATTGAGCAGCGTGCTCCAAAAGCTGGACTCATTCGCTGGGAGTTACCCCACCAGACCGATCGGCGCTATATTGTTGTTATGGATCCTGGTCAAGGTGTACCACCTTATAGGAACGCGCCCGTTATAACAGTATGGGATATAACGGAATTTCCAGTCAAGCCAATGACCATGCAGGCTTTTTGGTGGGGGTACGGTGATGGTTCCTACCAGCCCTGCATACAACAATTTAAAGACTACTTCCATATCTACAAAGCTAGTTTTGGTGTTTATGATAGTACAGGTACACAAACTGGAATGGGAGAATACTTTCGTCTAGAGGATGAACTACTTGTGTATGGCATCAATCTTGCCGGTAATGTTAAGGGAGAGGCTATACTATCATTAAAATTATTCATGGGACGCCAGCTTATACGCTGGCCTAAGTCTATTAACGGGATTCATCAGCAGCTATTGAGCTATAGACTCCCGGATAGAAAGGTGGTACAAGACATTGTCAGCAATTTCCAGATTTCTGCACTCTTTGCGCGTAGGTTTTATTACGTGGATGAGGACACGCCGAGTAATCGCGAGGTCCCGTATCCGGAGCTCAGTCGCTTCGGCCGGGTACCGACTGATCGATATGAGCGCTCGCATAGCCGTTGATCCAGACGAAGAGCGTTGGGAAGGTAGACATTTCCGTATGGATGTAAATAGATGGCCTGGCCATCCAAAGCGATGATTCCTTTTAGGAAATCTTTCGCTTTACCCTTGACAGTTAATATTATGTACACGTATAATATATTTGCCAATACCCAACAACGAAATAACCTTAATTGTATAGTATCTTGCTGTCTGGAGAACCGGAGCGGAGTCTTTGACATCTCAAACGACTAATCAAGACGCTTCGACCGTTTTCGAGCATCTTCGTCACCAGACCTTTCTGTACCAGCCTACAACTTTGGATAAGGAGTTTCCAAAGGAGGACTGGGAAACATGGAGGTCCATTTGCCGTGAGCGTTGGGAGTATTTCACTGGCAAAGCTTGGGAGGAAGTTATTACGACGGGGGTCGGAGAAGGAAAAGCAGCGGAGAAGTATCCGCTACATATTAACCCGGTTCGCACCTTTGCTCTCAAGCATGCTTATTTGCTATTTGGTGAGGTCCCTGAGGGATCTCATTCGCTCGTTAATACAAGAATAATGCCGAAGACCGAAGAGGAGGGCGCGCAAGTAATTGCGCAAGAGGCAGAAGACGCCCTTAATCGAGTTTATTACGAGAATCGTATTCGCTCGACTATGAGTGAGAACGCTCTTCTCTCCCAATTCTTGGGTGGCTGTGTTTTCAAGGTCGGCTGGACGCCACAAACGATCTTGCGTCCTTCTGGTGTTCGCATCGAGCGTATTGTCCCAGATTTCTTCTGGGGCCTACCAGATGGATCTGACATGTGGAGCATGAGAGAGGCGTGGGTTATTCAACCTATTAGTGTTGAAGAAGCCAAGAACCTTTACAATGTAAATATCACCAGCCTTAGAAGTTTGCCGGGAGGAGTTCCGGGATCATCTATGCAAACTTTAATGGTAGAACATTGGACACGGGATGGATATCGTGTATCAATAGAAGGGCAAACTGCCAAAGTTAAAGTGGGCGATGCTACTTTCGATCTAGAGGGACCTAATCCGTACGAGCAGGTCCCGTTTGTATATATTCCACATGAACGCGCAGGAGGAATGCAGGGATTATCAATAGTAGACACTCTCAAACAGACTGCGAAAGAGTACAATGCTCGTATGGCCGATGCGGGTGATGCGGTACGCGAAGAAACAAAATTCCGACCAGTAATCACAAATGTAGGCCAGGGAGTACGAACTCGGGAAATTGCACCAGGAGTACGCGCATTCGATCTAGGAATGTCACCCCCTGGAGGCGATAAACCTAGCATGGACCTGTTAGATACACCACGTATCAGCCAGCAGATGAATAGTTTTAACGAATCTCTAATGGCTCAAATGAGAAGGGATGCATTTGTTCCGGCTGTAGCTGATGGAGAAGATGAGGGAAGTCAGCGATCAGCATTAACGCTGGCATTCCGAATGTGGCCGCTAACCTCACATATCCGTTCTGAGCGACATTATTGGACTGAGGGACTTAATATCCTAGCAGAATTAGTGCTTACAGTACTAGCTGTTAAGAATCCTACCAGAACAAATAGCAAGAACATAGATGAAGGTATTAAAAAGATAGGTCTACAGCATCTAGGACATATCAAACGGCAAGAATGGGCTCCAATCTTACCGCGTGATCGTGCAGAACTTGTAAATGAGCTAGTCATGCGTGCCGGTGCAGGCCATATTTCACTGGAGGAGGCATTAGCTCAGTATGGAGATATTGAAAATATACCTAGTGAGCTAGAGCGTTTAAAGGAAGCAGTTCAAGAGCGTGAGGAGAGAAACCCATTCGCTAATGAAAGTGAGAACGATGACGATCAAGAAGAAGCAGAAGTAAATCCTGAGGAAAGTAATGAGTAGTGAATCGCTAAGCGACATCGAAGCTTATTTTAGCGATCTGCATGCTAATTTTGCCCGTCTAGAAAACGGTCAGATTAATATCAGAAAGAGCGTTGAACGTACTGAAAAACACTTAGAGCGTCTTAATGGTCAAGTTTTAACACATGCTACTGATATTGCTAAACTTCAGGTAAAATCAATCTATGCGGATGCAAATGATAAGAGAATATGGGAATTATTAAAACAATCAGCTGCCCCGGTCGGTATCGTGGTATTATTACTCAAGGAATTTATAGGGTAAAGGGGGAAAATGGCAGCCAATGTTAGCGCGGAACAGCGACAGAAACACGCCGTCCTTTCTGATAATCGCTTCCCGATTTTTAATAGCTCGACGGCTAGGAGCGCCCTGAAATTGAGGGGCCATACGAAGAACAAGGTAGAGCGACGTAAGGTTATTCGCGCTGCCGCTAAATTTATGCCAGAAATGGCTCGGCGTGCTTGGGAAAAAGATAAAAACGCCGAGCTGATCTGAGAACACACTTATCCATTACGGGAGGAAATACTATCATGTCTGATCAACCTGCTGCTGAAACCAGCACAGTAGATACCAGCGAAGTAAAAGTAGAAGAGTCGGCTGCATCTACTACAGCTCGTCAACCAGAGGACTGGGCGCAATTAGCGACCGAATACAAAGAACAGAGAGACTCATACCAAAACAGGTTTACGGGTTTGCAAGGGAAATATCAACAAGAACTTGCAAAATGGACAGATAACAATGACGAGCTGACCGCTAAGGTAAAAACGCTTGAAGCTAACTTAGTTAAGCTTACTGGCGAAAAGGAAGGCTCTGATACAGAACTGTCTACCCTAAAAACCGACTACGAGCAGGCATCTAGTGATCTGGAAATTAACCAATCGCAATTAGATCGCCTGAAAATAATCACGAGTCAATTCCCGGATTTACTGAATTTCGAGGGAAAATCCCTACTTCCAGACGGAAGTGGTGACGAACTTGTTGAACAGCTCGCTTCTTTCAGGGAAATGCTTGGCGAACAGGGCAAAAAAGCTGCCGTCGACCTTATGGAAGGCGTCACACCTGCAGCCAAGACCAAAGAAGTAGACAAGAGTGCTCAAGAGTATTGGGACGATGCACTCAAGGCCCTGTCAGCTGGTGAGCCAGATGAACACAATCGTCTGATGGATAAGTACTTTGAGGTCGGAGGACCGGGAGAAAATTAAAATTTTGAAGGAGAAAAATCATGGCTGACGTACTTGCTGATTTTTACGATAAGAACCCAGTTAGTGTCGTAGATCAGGACCGATGGGTACACCAGCATCCCGAGGTTGCTCTGCAATTCCGCCAAAAAGCGGTTTACACCCCTTTGGTAGATTGGACGAGCGAACCTATGAGTACTGGTGCACTAAATACTAGATCACATGAGATTATGGAAGGCGATGTCGATATTAGCTCCATTCCGTTCACGCAGAATTACGTTGAACCTTTGGCAGTTGATTCTCGTCAGCGTAATTACACCTTCTCGCGATACGGGCAGGTTGTACAAGCGCATAAGAGCGAGGGCATTGTTGGACAGTTTCTCAAAAGTGGCGGTAAAGACTGGAGACCACTCCTACGAGGTGTTTTGGGCAATAGTGTAGTTCGTGTAAACGAAAGCCTAGCCCGTAACGCTTTCTTGGGTGGGCCAAAGGCATTTTGGACCTATGCTAATGATGCTACTGACTTTAATAGCATTGGAACTAACGATGTCTTTGATCCAGCAGTTATCAATGAGTGGAATTTACGTATGGGCTACACGGGATCACCAATTATTCCTGGTGATGTCGCAGCTGCGAAAGTAGCAATTGTACCTCCTGGCGTAACCTACGATTTGATGAAAGCTCTACCAGCAGCTAGCGCTAATGAGACAGCTCTATTCCGTGATGTTGCAATATACGGAAGTCAGACCCCTATTTTGAACAACGAGATTGGCAAATACAAGAATGTTCGTTTTGTCCAGGCTCCAAGTAATAAGTATGGTATGAATGAAGCCGTTCTCTATAACGCTGGTCTTATCGAAAGACAACACACTGTAACCGCTGCCATTGCTATTGGCGACGGTGCGCCTGACCCAGAAACCACACAGGTTGATGGCGTATACTACACAGGCCAGAAGGGAGCCACACACTATATTCAGATGGAAAGTTTCTCGAGTGGACATTATGCCGTAAATGACATTGTTTCCATTCACACGACTACAACCACTGACTATGGGGTAACCGGAGGCGTAGATCCGCTACATGGAAAGACCATTCAGCGACGTGTAGTAGCTGTAGATGCTACAAATAACCGTCTTAGTTTTGACCGCCCAATTGGCATGGCCTACTCCACCTCTGCGACCTTAACATCTCAGAGTTCTGGTACTGGCGCTATGACCGGTTACGCTCATGTTTCCAAGGGTAAGCATATCGGCTTTATCTTGGTTATGGGCTCTCGTGGTGGCGTCCTCGGCGCAGTTGCCGAACCGCTTGCATTCCATGAGCCAGTAGCAATCGATCAATTCAACAGCGTGTTCCGTTTCTCATGGGATAGCTATCATGGCTACAATATGTGGGAACCGAACTTGTTCGAATGCCATTTCTGCGCAATAACTCTACCGAAACCTGGTGGCGTGATAGCAGCGTAAGATAATATGGCATCTTGGGGTACGCTTGACGCAAGGTTACTACGTCTTCTTAAGGACGACGGCACTCAATACGTTAGTACTTTGCGTATTGATGGAGCTAATTCGGCCTTGGAAGAACTGGTTGCGCATACTGCGGATCTTAAAAGTCAGACTATTACTGGAGACGGGGCCGCGACATCGTGGTCCCTCTCCAGCGATATTCTCGAAGTGCCAGATGCCATAGAGGCTGTCTGGGACGATAAGAGATCGGACTGGCTTGAAGAGGTTAACTTTATACCAGGTAGCGACTGGAGCGATAGCGATCCTAAGGCAGGTAGTAATCCGAAGGGGTACTACATTTGGCCGACCGGTACAATAAACTATACGAGAATTCTCGCCACAGACGAGACTCTTAAAATATATTATTATGCCTATTGGTCACTTATAGTAGATAATACTACGACTGTATCAATCCCTAGATGGTCTGAGCAGGCTCTGTTATACTATGCAGCAGCATACTGCTTATTACCGGCAAGTATTCAGAGTGCCACAATAAGGCAATTTGGAACTCGCCAAGACTCGGGAAATCCGGAGCATAATCCGGTACACGTACAGGCAGATTATTTCCTGAAGCGATATGCAGCGATACTAGCATCGCATCAGCCTCAGCAACGTGGTCTATTGTATCAACCTGGGAGAGGTCTCTAATGGCGCAGATCCTGGATATGGTTGCAGATAACATGCAAACATGGCTCCAGGCCAAACTCATTACTGACATTTCGAACAGTGATCCTACACTGGCAAGTCTTGTGCAGGTAGGAAACTTACAATCAGATCCAGTGAGTGACTATATCCATGTGCTCGTTCATTCTGGTAATCCAGATGATTCATCATGGGAGCATAGCTTAGTCTCTTACAAAAGTTCTGATGAGCTAGGGATTGGCGCTCATTACCCTGCTTTCGAAGTCGGGGGATCGGGAGGAACTCTCTGGTGGCGCCGTATGTCTTGCGAAGTCGGATGCTACTTTATAACACAGGGATATAATCGTAACCTTGCACGCGAGTATGGTCACAAGGTGCTTGGAAGGTTAGAATACTGGATAGCAGCTTGCACAACTGTAACAGGACTGACAGATGACTATAATGAACAATCAATTCAACTCTTCATGGTGAAGAGTCGGTTCACAGAGGGCGGAGGGCCACCCAGCAGTTTCATCTGGTTAGGTCATGTTTACTGGCAGGTGTTGACCTCCCGCCCATTTTAAATACAGTTGGAGGAAATAGACTATGACTGTTCTCGCTAGTACCGGAATACTATCCTACGGAAAACAATCCGCAAAGGGTAGTGCGGCTTCTACGTGGTACCGTCATCGTGCAACGGATATAGATTTTGGCCCTGTACAGACAATGGCCGCGATTCCGTTGGAGGTTGGCGGAACGGTAGTCCCTACCGGAAGTTATAAACAGGGAGCTTATGTAGCAGGTGGAGCGACCCTTCATCCTCGTATGGAGGGCGACTTTGGTTGGATCATGGAAGGCCTTATGGGTTCTGTTGCAACTTCGGCAGGCCCCGCGGCAGATTCTTACGATCACAAGTTTCAGTTTGCAAGTGATGTAGGTTCTCTTCCATGGATGAGCGTAAGAAAGTTTGTTCCTGGTAGTTCTACTATGGGTGAAATTGGTACAGATTGCAAGGTTGCAAGTGTAACCATGACTTTCCCTCAAAACGGGATTATGCAAGCCCGTGTTGACTGGATTGGTCGTACACCAAGTTGGGAGACTTCACCTACCTGGACTTACGCAGATGGATTTGAAGATTATTCTTCTATCCCAGTTACCAGCCAGACCGATTGTTCCATCAAATTACCGGAATTTTCTGCATCCGAATTGCCGGTAACAGCCTTGACGGTGACAATGACAAATAACCTTACTACCCCACAACAGGAAATGGTAATTGGATCACAGCATCCTGATGACTTCGCAGTTGTCAGTCGTGCTGCAACTATCCGTGCCACGGTAAAATGGTCAGATCCTGATCTATACCGAACAATCTATACCGGAGGTACAGGTGGAGTAGCATGGAGTGATGCGTGCTACTACTCAGACTTCCAGGCACTGATTCAATCTCCATATAATGTAGTAGGAACCACGCCATATGAACTAGTTGTGAATGCTAGCAATGTTGCTTGGCAGATTGATGGACCCGTACGTCTCGCAGGTGGAGATCTACTGATGCTCAATCTAATGGGAACCGTTGTTGAGCAGGATAGTGGTGATAACTACTTAGATTTTATAATGCGTAATGGACAAGTAAACTACAGCTAAAAATAATAACAAGGGGAGGATCTTAGTTTACAGATCCTCCCCGAGAATAATTCCTAATAGGAAACAGGAGAAAGAAAATGGCATACAAATTGACTGCACCAGTTGAAAAGACGTTTAAATTATTACAGATTGACCCAGATGGTGATACAACTGTAAGAATCAGACAAGCTACACGCGCTGCACAGGAAGCTCGTATGGATCTTTCCGCAGAGGCAACTAGAATATGGAATGACGATGCCTTTGGCGAAGTTCAGGTTAAACAGCGTATTTCTATGGCAGAATTGCATCGTCTAGAAGTTTGGTGCACATTAGTAGACTGCGATATTCTTGACGAAAATTCTACCGAAAAAAGCGAGAAGCCTTTGTTCTTGTTTAAGAACAATAGACAGGGGCAACAATATCTTGCTATGACTCAGGCTGAATTTGGAAGAGCCTGGGGTAAGCTACCAGACGAAGTTGCTGAGGAAATACACAGTAAGGTTATCGATTTGAATCCTCAGTGGGGTAGTGGCTCGGGGGAATAGTCAATGAGGCCTTCCGGGGTCTCAGGGATGCAATAATTGAATATTATGCTCGCCTCGAGGAGATTAAATTAGGTATAAATCCCGAGGAACGCCCAAGAGCACCGGAGGCTCTTGAGCTATATCTAGAATGCCGTTTCTGGGAGGTTCTGCCTTGTGAGGGCGGTATTCAGGAACAACCCTGGTTGCTCATGCAGGAATTTCGCGTATGCGCTTCTGAAGAGCAACGTAGAATGGAAGAAGAGCGAAAAGTTCAACAACAACAACTTAAACAGACTCCACCAGTATAACTCAACATACCTAAACAGTTGAATATCTGTAGCCCAATTAAAGGTACCTCTTAATGGCTCCAAAATGGTATGACGATCCTTTAGGTTCAGCACAACGCAATCCAGGTTTTTTCAGACCTCGCTCACAAGGGGGAGGCTTTCAAAACATGGAAGGCGAGTCTACTTTTGGCTATAGTCCAGATGAAGCTCGACAAGCTCTCAATAAATTAGAAGACTCTGGACAGTGGGAGAGCTTTGAGGGTGCTATTGGCCAAGCAGGAGCAAAGGCCTTTAAAGATTTAGCACACCTTTCTTCAATACCCAGAAGAGGTCCGAAACTTCTAACGTCTGGAGACAGGTTTCATGGTACTAGCCCTACTTATACACGAAAATTTGCTGCATCTGATATTACCCCAAAGACTGCTGAACAAATTCAAGCTGGACGCGACTTTAATGAAGAGCGTTTTGGCCTAGAGGATCGAAACCGAATTGCACTAGAAGGCTATCCACCGAGAGAGGGATATCAATCTGTACTTCCGTCTGGCCATCCACTAGAAAGAGTCCCTCATCTTCCCGAAAGTTTGCAGCAAAGTGCTCCTTATAGCATGAGAGAGTCAGAACGGACACAGAGAAGTCCAAGAGACAGAATGCCTTTCCTCTCAAAAGCTCAAGAATTTGCAAATGAATATGTGAAAGCTGCAAGAGATACTGTGCATCATGAAGGTGGTGTCCCTTCACCTGCAGAATTAAGACCAGTTTCTGGTAGACAAGATGCTTATGAGGTTCTTATTAAAGTAGCAAATCCTCAGGGTACTAAAAACCAGGGATCACATAGAACAGTTTCACTTGGAACATTTTCTCGAGGTCCTCATGGAATAGTTTTATTTAATGACACAAGAGTACCCATTCATTATGGGCAACAAGATATAGATTTCCATAAACATACTGCGAAGTTAGTGGCAACACAATTACGTATAGAAAGACCAAGACAGCAGTATGGTGGCGAACTTAATCCTGCTCATGTAATGGGAGGAAATATTCGTAGGACAGTTTGGCAACAGGCCCTAGGTGGTGCTAGTGATCTAACTCAATCAGGAGGAGGCGCAGAATGGGTTGATCCAAACTGGGAATCAAGAATGCCTCCAGGTAGGCAAGCAGAGATTGCCTTTTCTGTCACAGATAAAGTTATAGATGCAGCAACTGGTAAGGTGCGTGAAATAGCATACGATTCTCATCTTGGTATGCCTAGTGAACGATGGGGACTGCAGATTCCGGTTAGATCAGAAGATCCAAGTACACCACATAAGATAGAATTTCTCACAAGAGGCGCAGGTGCCACACAAGGCGAACCTTCGCAGGGAGTTCCATTTTACAACCTATATATAACTGGATCAGCAAGAGGAAAACATCTTCGTGCAGCCTTTGGATTAGAGGCTGGTACCGGAGTAACACCGAGTCATCTGGGTGGAATTGTTTCAAGTGTACAGCCAAGAGGTGGACCTGGAACACATGGATATCAGGATACGAAAACTGGCCTATGGGTCGGTCCACCTGGCATGGTCAGGAAAGGCCGACTTGAAGGAGTATTTGGTCATGACGTAGAACATGCAGGTACTCCATATGCCCAGGAGAACAGACTTAGTAAAAGATTAAGAAATACAGGTAGAGCGCTTCGAGTTATTCCTGCAGGTGACACTCAAATTACTGCCAGTCATAGAAAGAGGTCAATTCATCCTCAGACTGGAGAAACTATACTTCATGAACCAGCAAGAGGTGTGATAACACATATAGCTTACGCAATGGATCTTCCAGAAGGAATGGGGCTGACTACAAGAGATAAACATGTGGATCCTCAGTGGAAAATTAAACATCTGGCGATGGGTCCTGGAGTCGAAGAAAGACATGTTACGATTCGTGATATAACAGAACGAAAAGAAGACCCCGATAATCCTGGCAACCTAATTCTCGCTGATATTGCCGAGGAAGCTGGTGGAGGTGTTATTTCACTTCCAATAAAAACTGGGGTTGAATTAGCAGATCAATTTCTTGCACAAGGAGCCACTGATCCTAGTGTTCAATTTACAGACCTGCACGAAGGTCAAGGCCTAGCAGTAAAATTCAGACAAATATACTCTGCTCGCCAAGGACAACTAGCAGACAAAGATGCCAGAAAAGCTGGACTCGCATATATTCCTCGCGCTTCTCAATGGCTTGGTGCAGAAAGTGAAGATGCATTAATATCGGCTAGGGCTACAGAATATGGTGGTCGACGAATGCCGATAGAGGCTATTCATGAATTTCCCTCTCCTGATCACGTAAGGGGAGCAGCCGAGAACTGGTTCTATGCACAACAGGCTATAGGATCTACTGGCAAAGATCTACTCTTATCAATGGGTGTTACACAAGCAACAATAAATAGCCAGATCATGGATGAGGGAAGGCTTAATGAAGTAAGCCATGCCTATACTCGATATTGGGCAAGACAAACTACTATGCCAGGTCGAAGAACTGAATTTGGTGATCCAGGAATGGCTAGGGTAGTAATGCGACAAAAGATGGTTCATCCAGATGCACTGTCTTTCTATGTTGGCGAGAAATCGGTTCATCAAGGACGAATTAACAAGAGTTTACGAAGATCGCCTGGAGGAAATATTCCAATCGAATTCTTGGCTTTGGATGTATCAGAAGTTACTATGCGAACAGGTACACATGCGGTGGAGCCTGGGGCAAGGTCAGGATTAGCAACACTAAAATTACGAGAGTTAAGAGCTCAACAGTATGGGCTTGGTCCTTCTGAAATTAATCCAGCCATCCAACCTGGTTTCGGAATGCATTTAGCAGCGTCAGATAAATTAAATCCAATACGACAACTATATAATGTTCATAATCGTAATTGGATGGCACGAGAGATAGCAGCAGGAAATATTCCTGCCTCAGCAAAAGTAAGAGCAGTAGACCAAAAAGATATGATGGGTGGAGATGCAGCAGATTTTAATCTAGCTAGTGTGCCTAGTGCATTCATAGATGATGTGCAGGATAGGCTAGAGCAAAGACGAAGTGTATTAGAAGAAAGCTTTAAACACGCCGATCCTGATGATGTGCTAGATGCTGTTGCTGCGGCAATGGCTCAACATGGCCTTGGTAGCAAAGATACTACTTTCAAAATGAAAGATGGCACAATATTACCAAGTATTAATGCTATTAGACATTTTTCTAAAATAGAAGGTAAGCCTGGATCATATGTGCCTCTAGCAAAAGAGTATGCAAATGTACTCGAAGCAGAGATTTATGGAAAGGACTTGGATCAACGACAAGCGGATAATCTTCATCAGCGTAATCCTCTGTATCGGGACTATGAAAAGCATCAAAGAGAGCTGATTCAAAGTCCTAAAGTCACGGGTCAGATGATGGGAGGTACATCACCAAATCAAATATATGACCAGTTTGCAATGTCAGATAAATTACCATCAGGAGTCATTGTACTTTCTGCAGAATCAGCCAGACTAGTATTACCTGCAGGTCAGAAAGAAGGTCTAGTAGCTGTTGTACGACATCCAATACTTGATGAAACCACAGTAGCATCAAAAGGATATGCTCTAGCTATTTCTCCAGAAACAGCATTAAAGAAGTATGGAGTTGTAGTACAAGGTAGCGCAGTATTGTCTGCTTCTATTGTTGGTGCACAACAAGGTGACCAAGACTCTGATCGTGCCAGAATTATAGCTGTTCCAGAAGGATATAGACAACAAATCATCGATATGTATGCAAGAACATGGATACAAGAGATGATGGCAAGTGCTAATATGACCCGTGAAGAAGCAGAAGCTTCTCTACCTTCTGAACTTTTGGAACACGGTCCTGCAATTATGTTTGGAACCGCTCTTCGGGAAGACGAGGGATCAGATTGGGAAGCTAAGCAGAAAGAAATGCAAGGTATGGGCATATCGGACACAGAAATAGGCGCTCGAATATATTGGGCTAAAGCTAGGCTCAATACTATAGCTGGATGGGTTAACGACACAAGGTCAAATCTTACACCTGATAATGTAGCGAAAGATGAACTAAAAAAACTCGAGCATACCGACCGAATGTTAATGGCCATTCAACAAAAAATTGATTTAGGGGCTAAAGGTCGTAGCTATTCTTACTTAAGAGAGCAATATCCAAAATCAGCCTTTCCTCCACAAGAGCTTTTCGATAAAGGAAGAGAGAGAGAATTAGAGGCATGGTACTCAAAAAGAGCTGAGTTATTAGAACAGGCTGGAACAGGTGTAGAAGGCGCTCCTTCTATGCCTCTAGAACCTAGAGCTTCAGTAGAAGCTAGTATGCAAGAAAGAGTGAGGGCCCAAGGTGAAGTAGGGCCTATGTATAACACTCTATTTGAAAGAATGAATTTATTCGCTATCGCTGGTGGAGGAGAAGAAGCAGAACTTAAGGCCTTTAAGCGATTGGCTACAAGAGGTTATCAACCATCACCAGATCCTACTGGAGCATCAAAGGGACTAAAGCGATTTACAGATAAATTGCAAACTATGGGAGTATATGACTCTACTAGTGGCACAAAAGTCACCTTAGGTGGCGTGAGAGTAAGCGAAGAGGCATTTGGTGCGCCACACGGTGGCACTCGCAGAGAAGCCGAAGGATACTCCCTTAATCGATCTGGCTCATGGCGTGGACTCTTTAGAGAAGTCATCGAAGATGTTATGGATGCTACTGAGGTTAATGAATGGACCGATAAAGCAGCACTACTTACTCGTGACGACGGTCTAAGAAAGAAAATAGTATCCATTGGAAATATGGATGATGCAAGCTGGGAAGACAAAAGAAACGCTATTGTTAATGAGCTTGAAAATTCAATGGGATCCAAACAGGGCCACTCTGGCTGGATGGCTAGTCAGAATGCAGGCATAATGTTTCGATCAGTTATTGGATTTTCATTAGCAAGAGATGATGAAAGACGATTCCTACGAGGAGAACGTGATCGAGATGTAGGTCCTCGTTTTCGGGCAGTGCGACAATTAGCTGATCAAGCTAATAATATAGTTCGAATGTCAAGTAAGCACTATCTGCCATCAATGGATGATGAGGAACGTCGTCTGCGTATGTATCAGCAGCCTCGAGCATATGATCAATTTATGGATTATTTTGCAGCACGCGTAGGGTTGCGGCCCATGGATCCAAATGTCAACTGGGTCGGTGGTGAGGGAGAACCTCAATGGTTTAATGCATCTGCAAGTAGTCGTCCCGGAATTGTATTAGGGGATGAAGCTCCAGTTGAATGGGAAGGAATCATTGAATCTAGTAGCTGGTATGGTAATCAGTCTGAGTTTATGGCCATGATATCTCCAGCCGAAGGTGAGGTATTAGAGGGATTACGCAAAGGCCCACCTGCTGTAGCAAAACAAGTACATAAACGGTTTGGGATGCAAATAGTATCTTCTCACTATAATAGAGCTGCTGTTAACTCACTTAAAAAGAATGAGATTGTTCAGGCATTTGCAGCAGGAGTATATGGTGGGCATCAGCCTCTTCATAGATTTGAGGATGATAGCATGTCTATGGACGATGAGATACTAAATAGACGGAGGGGAGGTACCAGACAAGGGTCTGCAGGAACCCGTAGATCCAGTCACACTTCGGGAAGTATGGAGGAACTAACAGAACTGGTAGGCCACATGGCGACCTCCATAACGGACTTGGCAAATAGCAGGGATCCCGATTTTGCACAACAACGTATCATAACGAAATTGGCTCAAGGAGCTCCCGCGACCGCAAAAATGTATGCGCAAGCTCTATCGTCAGCGGGACAGGGTGAGGATTTCGGGGGTGACTATGATATAGGTGCAGGATCAACGATGAAGGTTCACGAACAACTTGAGAGAGGTTATTTACCTCAACAGGCATATGATTTACTTGTGGATATTCAGCGTTACCAACGAGACCCCAAAACTAGACTGGGAGCATCTGCGATTCAATCAAAGCTAGGCCATGCTATTAAAGCCATGCAAGAAGGAGGTCACTTCGGCTACGAGGGGGGCACAGAGGCAAGAGAAGGTCTTTGGGCAGAGCATCGAAAAATTGCTGAAGAAGGCATGGGTCCAGGATCACGTCCTCAGTCCGCAGGAGCAATGCAGGGCCTAAGGCCCGAAATGCAAAATCAATTGAGGGATAGACAAACCGCATTACAGAACCAACTTGCACAAAGTACTAGCAATCTTAATGATAGTTTTACAAAACTAAATCGGGGAATTACTGGTGAGAAGGGAGGGTGGTTTGGAAAGACAAGAAGAGAAGAACAAAAGAGATTTAGGGAAGTTGCAGCAGAGGCTAGAGGAGTAGGTCAACAAGCGACAGCCTTACAACAGCTTTCTGAGTTGACGGGGGTAGGCCTAAGAGAGGATGCCCTAGCAGATATAGCAGATGTAGAAGGAGTGAGTGGGGGCTTAGGCGGAATTGCAGGCACACTAGAGCTAGGTGGTGCTGGTGGTGGTGGTGGTGGTGGCCGTGGTGGTGGAGAAGGACAAGGTTTCGCAGGTAGACTCACACAAGCCTTTGGTGGCTTTGAGATGATGTATATGCAGCGTATGTTGGGTCTAGCTACTGGTGCTATGGGAAAAGGTATGCAAGCTCTGACTCAACAAGAAGCTCAAGCCCAAGGTGGTTTCTTTATGGGCGGAGCAATGCCAGCTGGATACCAGGGACAAGCTGGTAAATTTATGGCAAGACAAGCCAGAGCCGAAGCTGCTTGGGCTAATTTAGGCCGTTCAACAGAAGCAACTTATGGTT